ACTTGGTCAATAAATTGTAAATCACCCGTTTCAATATAATTTGAGAACACTCGTATTTGCATTGAGTGGTGTGGTTCATAGTAATATCCAGGAGCATTCGTACTTGAAGTATTAGTTGTTTGAAACACATCTTCATTATATTTTAATTTATGATAATAAGGTGATATAACTCTTTCAATTTGTTGATAATCATTCCACTCACAAAAATCACCATCAATTGTATCTCCCGACATCAAATCTTGATTATAATAAAATGTTTTAGTTGCACCGTTTGTTAGAGTGTAAGCAGAAGTTTGTATATTTGTGTTTGAATTAGTATTGTTCAAATTCCACCAAGAATTTGTTGTCTTAGTTAAATTAAACTCCCACCCTTGTTTTAAACCAATACCATTATTTGGTTTATTAAAATATCCAGTATAACCTTTATTAATCACAGTTAAAAATAATTCACTAACAGGTCTTTTTTGGTTATCAATAATATTACGTAAATTCAAATCATAGTTAACCGTAACATTATAAACATTACTACTATTTTTTTGAGATATTCTTGATACTTTGTTAGGTGTTATTGAACTATATTCAAATTTTTTATCTTCATTGAATACATTTTTTTCAAATGCATTTTTTGTCATTATACAATCATTTACATTTGTAATTATTTTGTGTTCTCTAACATAGTATTTTGAAGTGGTTTCCAAAATGTTTTCAGGATTTATAACTCTTTTGAATGTTCCTGAAGTACTATTTGCAAATGTAGTTCCTGTATATCCTAAATTATAAATGTTAAAAACATAAACATCACTTCCTAAACTATCATTTCCTAAAGAAAAAACTTGGAATAAATTATTACCATTATAAAAAAATGATAATTCAACATATTCTCCTTCAGTTAATCCATGAGGTGCAATACATTGAAACGCAATTAATCCAGCGCCATTTTGTGATGAATTATTAATTGTAAATGGTATACCAGTTGATGCTGTCCAAGTTAAATTATTATTATCAAGTGTATAAAATAATTGTTTGTCGTAGTTGTTGTTATAAGCATAACTAATATAGTATGTCCAATTATATGTATAAGCACTTATTGCTTTATAATTTACATGTTGGTCTTGAACATTAGGTCTATAAAAATCAAACTCATAGTATTGAGGTAAACCTTTCCATATGTTTGTTGACATTGAATTAACAGGGTCAACATAATACAAATTATTTAAGAAAGGATTGTAGTTGGTACTACCAGTATAAGTATTATCATACAAGTAATTCACTTTGAATGTTGGTCTGAATGTCGTAGAAGCCTGTCTTTCATCATCATACACTTGAGCTAAACTTATACTAGCACTTTTATCATACTCAACCATTTGTTGACTTTGTCCTTCTAATGAAATAGTAATATCTTGGTCAACATATGGTGCTGACTTATATTCTTGACTACTTGGTATGATGGTATATTTATTCACCTACTGAGTATTTTGTTTTAAATTTATCTAATGCCGTAGCTCCTTTTACAGTTCCAAAATAAAATTGGAAAGGGGCACCTACAATAAACTTACTACTTGAAGCCCCAACTTGACTATATTTACCATTTGCATCCACACTAAAAATGTAACCTCTCGCATATAAATCACTAACACTTGAGTTTGTATTTCTAAAGTAATTAGGTGTTGTCAAACTTGTTCTATCTAATGACTGGTAAGGTCTATTCTGTACAATCTCACTTTCATTAGTTGCCCAAGTATTATCTTGGTTACCAAAGATTGTCGCAGTGTTTGCCAATCTCCATTGATAGAATGGAACTACTTGTGATTTTATTCCATACGGATATGGGTAATTATTAACGTTATTACTACTTCTAAAATTAATTCTTCCTGGCGTTAAATAATCTTTTGTTTGTAAATTTTCAGTTGTTGATGAATACCATACCGCCATGATTGGGTCATTTGAAGTTCCTAATATTGTCATAGGAGCCCCGCTTACACTGTTATAAAACTGAGGTGAAAAACTTACATTTCCAATTTCTGAGTTGATAGACATTAGTTGGGCCAAATCACCATCAACTCTTTTATATGGTCGTGAAAATAATTGATTCAATGAATTATCTCCAAAAGATATAATTCTAGATAAAAATCCTTCATCAGTTATTCTAGAAATTACAAAAAGATTAACTAAATCAGAAGTGTCTGAATAACTTGTTGGATTAATACTAGGTAGTATATAAGCCTTTGTTGCTGGGTCTAATACTATTTCTGAGTAAAATGAATCTTTGTATCCTAAATTTATAATTGTAGTTGGAAACAAAAGATTTACATCATTGATTGACCCCACATTTGATGTTCTTTTACCAACAAATTTGCTTGCAGTAATACTGTATGGACTACTTCTAAAGTAAAAATTATTTGTACTTGAATCAAAATGAGCCAAATCAGTACAGTATACTGGCGGTAATGGTTTATTTTGTTGGTCGAAATACGTATCAACTTGAATTGGAAATGCATACAATGAACCATTAATCCAATTGTTAACAAATGATTGTGACAAAACTCCTCTACACAAACCATAAAAAAATCTAAAACGATAACCCCACTCAGAAAAATTATCTAAATCGGTAAATAAATCAAGCAAAGGTCTTCTTAAAAACATATAACAACCCTTTTCAACAGCATCCGAAGTTGTACATCCCGTATTGATACTAAAATTATCTCCAAAACCTTGGTAACAATTTAGTCCAACCATATTCTCACAGTTAAAACTTTCTAAAACTTTGATGGAATTTGGTAAACCTGTGATTACTGGTGTTACTTGGTCCGCGCCATTACTATAGGATGTTGTTACAATGTCAACACCAGCATCACTAATGACATATACTCCAAAATTTAAATTTTGTTGTAATATTGCAGGATTGATACTCCACGAACCTCCATCAAGTTTATCTGAAGTTGGTAACCTATCAGTTCTCATTACATTATTAACTGAATTATTTATCAACATTGGTGAGTTTAAAAAATTTGAATATAACGCCTGTGTATAGTATGAATAAGAAATGGCATCCCAACTAGTTATCACACTAGGACCTCCAAAAGTTCCGCCAGCATCATTTACTGTCATTATACCCATTGATGTAATGTCTTCACTTAAATCATACGCACCACTGTTAACTGATGATAAATAAAAACCATTACTTGTTTTACTATAAACAGATACATTAGATACGTTAGTATAAATTGTGTTTGTATTTTGAGCATCTATACTTCCATAATATCCAACAGAACTTGATGTATATCCTGTATACTGTAATCCTGGTGTTGTACTTCCGTCAATTCCAGGTTTAAAGAAATATGATTGATAAAAAATTTCATTTTGATTTGCAAATGATTGTACCGAAATATTATTATTCGTTAATTTTTGAATTGGAATGTTTAATCTTGTTTGAGCAGTAAACGTAAACTTAGGGTCATCAATAGTACTACCAAATATCAAACCAAGTTTATATTCATTATCATATTTTGGAGAATATGGGTCTACTCCTCTTTGAAGTACTAAAATGTATTGGTTATCAAAATCTTCATAATAGTCTCTAAATTTTAAAGAATTTCCTTCAACTTTTATAAAATTTTGTCTTCCTTGAAATGAACTAATATCTTGTGTTGATTCAAGTATATTTGCCATTGATTGAGTTGTTGCTGATGTCCAAATTTTAGCAGCGTCTGACACTGTTATAGCTGTTATAACTTGATAATATTCAATATCTTGTGGGTATTTGTAATTTGTTTCCGTAGAACCATAAGGTAAAGAATAAGATACTGTAGATGCATTATATTGAGACGTTGCATAACTTACATTTACTGTTGTTGATGCACTACTATTATATGAAGTACCACTAATACCTGTTATGATACCATTCATAGTATTAGCACTGTACTTGTAATTAGTATCAAAAGAATTTGATGGATTTACAAAAGTAATTAAATCACCAGTATTGTATTTTTGTGGAGTTAAAATTGTCAATGTGTTATCAAAGTGACTTTTATTGATGTTAGATTGTTTCGCAAAAGTTACTTTTATTTTATTTAAACCCGTAAAATAATTATTCCTTTGATTAAATAAATTAATTCTTTCACCTAAAGGCAAAGTTTTTGAAATTGAAAATCTAAAACCACCATTATCTGGTTGACTTGGTATTTTAACAACACTTGATTTAGGTAACTTATACCTATTAATATCAGATTTAAACGCTTTATCGTTGAAACCCGCAAATGCCGTTGCTGTTATGTTTGCATACTGTAATATGTCTTCAGATGGGGCACCCGAATATAACAACTGAAGATTATTTTGATAAAAAATAGGAGATGAAAAAAACGATAACCCACCAGTTGGAAAATCTAAATTTTCATTTGGGTTAAATGATATGTCCGTATCACAATCACAAGCCTGACAATCAGGATAAGTAATCATTGGCAAACGAATTGTAGTATCTACCTTATCACATTGTCCTCCAGGAATTAATCCGCATAAAAACCCAAAAGGGCTAATACCTAAAAAACTCAAATTACATAAAAAACATAATATTGCAATTACTATGTTATATAAAAATAATGCAATATGGGCGACAATTAAAAGATTAAGACCTATTAATTGTATTACTAAAAACAATACTGAAAATATAAAATATAATAAATCAAAGTTTCTAAAACCATCATTCACAGGGAATTTATTAACATTACTCGCACATGAATTATCATCAATTTCTTTGATTCCTATAAATTTACCTTTAGCATTTCCTTTTTTATATTCGTCAATTAAAGATGAAATAGTATATACTTTATTAAAATTAAATTCATAAAAAGTATCTTCACAATTTATTACTTCGTTCAATCTATTTGTAAAATCAGCGCCTGTAAATCCGTTGGTATAACCACTCCAAGCAAGTCCAAAATAATATGAACTATTTACTTTTTTTCGGGCATTTAAATTTGAATTGAAAGTGGATGGGTCAATACTTGAAGTTGTCCACCCATACTCTTTAACGTTTGGTACTAAATAATATGGTCTTCTAACCATTTCACTTAATGTTGCGGGTTGTTCCCACTTAACTTTGAATCTATATTTTGCTTTAGTTGGGATACCAATAGTTGGGTCATTTGATAATATTTTTTCTCCAAATTCGTTAGTAACAAAATAATCAAGGTTCATCGGCATTTCAACTAACCACGTACCATCTTGGTCAATAACGTTTCCTGAATTTTCTAAAGCATAAACCTCCAATACAGGATTTCCATCCGTGTCCATTTGTATTGTTTGTCTTATTGCAAGTATTTGTCCAGGACCTGACACTAAATCACATAAATTTCCTAAATCATCTCGTGGCTCACAATTATCTCTAACTCTATATTCATCAGGTGAAGAAAATAATGACCCCATAAATACAGATGTTGGTTGAATATCAATGTTTGTATCTCCTCTTAAATCAAAATCTAATCTATTAATTGCAATATCACATATTTCAGGGTCACCCCATAGAGGTGATACCTCCAAACTTTTTGTAATAGTTACTATTTGAGGTAATGAGCTTAAATCAGTTGATGTTCTAAATCTTCCTCCAGCAACTTGTGAAGGAGTTGCCCTACCAATTCTAATCAAATCTTGAGGTGTTAAAGAAAATTCACCAATGTCTGATAAATCAACATCCATCAACATGGTTTGATATCCTAATGGGACGCCCATTATCATGTAGTCGCCACTCTCATTTGTTTTTGCAGTATACTTGTAGTACTTGTCGTAAATTTCTATGGCGGTTGCTCCCGTTAAAACATCTTGTCTTGATGGAAATGTCCCTGTCGCGGCATGTGTTGAATATGATTGTTCATATGGTAATAAATTATACCTATACCCATCTTCGTTTTTGTCTGTTAAAGACTTATAAGGATATATACTTGAAATATATGGATTTGATTGGTCTACATTAGTGATAGGAATAAACACAGATACTCTTGCATTTGGTATCCCCAAACCATTGTTTGCGGTAACTCTACCAACAACAACACCATAGTTAGCACAACTTCTAGTGTACACGTCTTCTTGTTGAATTTTTAAAGAAAGTATCTCTAAAAAATCAAACTGTTGGTCTAATTGTACATTGATTGTTTTGTTGATTCCTAATCCAGTCCTTATTCTATATGATTGACCCATTAAATCTCTTTAATTAATAAATAGTTTATGTGGAATTTTTTAAATTAAACCCACACCTTTAAATTATAAACTAAAGAAGAAATAAATAAACTTGTTAAGAGAAAGTAATTGATTGGAAATTCTTAACAGATACTCTAATATCTTTATTAGGGTATCTTATTTGATAAATTTGTGATGGTTGGGCAAATATTGTATCATCAACAGGTCCTATCAATTTTATTTCAGGATTTGAATATACCATAGATGTTTCCGCAGAAGAATATTGTCCTCCAACTTCATTGATTACATCAATATTTGCAACTGTTAATACACCATTTGTATTTTGGACAATACTTCTTAATTCAGATAGATAAACATTTTGTCCAAGTTGTCTTGTTAATGGATTAAAGTATTCAGATATTTTATCCACAACACTTGAAATAACTTGTCCTGAGTTTTGAGCTGAGTCTAATACAATAGCAACATCAACACTAAGGTCAATAACCTCAGCCGTAAAGATTGAAATATAATCATTCATCATTCTATAGTTTGATAAATAATTTGCGATATTTTGTCTTAAGGTATTTGATACAATGTTTGTTAATTTTCCTGAAGTATCATAAGATAAAATTTGAATTAATATCTTGTTGTCATTTTCTGTAATTGATACTTTAGCAGGTGCTCCGTATTGAGCTGGCATGTTTCTAATAATAGATTCATAGTCTTGAACTGTTACAGCCCTTTTTTGTGCCGCAAAGTTAAATGAAACATAATTTCTAATTTCTTCTAATGAAGGCACACCTGCACCACCAACAGCTGCAGTTACGTTTACACATCTTAATGAATTAACAACTGAAGAGTTAGTTGTCTCTGATGGTCCATTTACAAAAAATGAAACAGTTCCAATTTGATTAATAACATTTGTTCCTAAGTTTGTCGCTAAACCTCCCCCAATTCTATATTGAATAAATAAAGTTGAGTTTGGTGTTAAAGTAGAACCTAATGAAAAGTTATTAGAATATTTTTGTAATTCTAATGTCGTTCCTAAAGTTGTAAATTGATTCAATTGGTCTTGAGCCGTGTTTGTCCCACCACCAAATGTCATCTTTTTAAATCCTTCAGGAGTATATTCAGTTATAAATCTATTTTGTGTTTGAATATACCTTCCAACTTTAATACCTGGTTGGTCTGAAACTTTTGTAGGGTCTTCAATAAAGACTCTATCTTCCGCTAACGCATCAACCTCATACCATCTGTTTTCTAAGCCCAAGAATTCGGCAGTTGTTGGAGTATTTGTATATTCTGTGCCATTTTTCAATAATACACTTGTTATACCTAACACATTCTTTTCAGGCAAGAACAATTCAAAGAAAGGTTTTACGTCATTTGCTCCAATAACTCTTTTGAATACTTTAGTAACACCATTTACAACAATTTCTCTTTTAGTAATTGTATAATTAACAAGAACGTTATTTGAATTGAAATTAGGTATTTTTAATCTATTAGGGAACCCTTGAGCATTGTATGGAGATGCAAAGTCAATATCATAAACATTTTCAAATACAACTCCAGCACCCACAACTTGTGAACCTCTTGTTAATGTTCCAAGGTATCTTTCATCTTCTTTATCTCCAAATGCAGGTACTGTAATTGAAAAATCCACTAAAGACACCGACGGTCTTTGCCCTGGCAATTTTAAACCATAAGTTCTTGCAATGTTATAAATTGAAGACCTTTGTTGAGCATATTGAAGTACTGTTTCTTGTAAACTTCTATCAATATTATAATTTAAGTTATCAGCAACCGCAGCATTTAAATCTAAAAAAACTGAGAATACAGAAGCATCATTAAAATCCTGTATTAATTCAGGATAATATGTCCTTACGTAATTTAAAAGTTCAGTTCTTATCGCTTGATAATCTCTGGTCGCATATGATATTTTATTATTTGCCATCTATATTAAATATTGATAATCACAAAATCGCTCTGAGCAAATGTTGAGTTGTTAGTTGAGTAGTCTAGTCTTATTTTTGCAGTATACTCTGAAGTTCCTTTACCAGGAAATCGATAAATTGACGATTCACTTGTTCCTGCTAAATTTTGCCCCGTTCCAATGTCTAATTCTTCTTGTGGGTCAGCAGGTGTTATTGATAAACTATTAACCAATAAGTTTGGCATAAAATTCTCAATTGCATCTCTAATATCAGATTCAATAGCATTAAACGTTAATCCATCAAAAGGTTCAAAAAGAAATTCATATAATCTTGTACCAAATGCGGGTAAAAAATATCTTGACCCTTTTCTTGTTAATAATAAATGAATAAGGTCTGATTTTATTTCTTGGGATTGTAATTCAGTTAATTCCAAATAGTCTCCTCGTACAGAATCTCTGAACGGAAAACTAATTCCATATGTAACACCGTTTGCCATATATATAAATATACTATCCTACTTTTTCTTATAAATACATAAAAACAAATAATCCCGATTATTAGTCGGGATTATTAATTATTTAAGCTGAACATCCAAAACACTCAAATGGACTATCTTCAGGTTTTTGTGTTAAACCCGTTTCAAGGTAATCTACTTTTGGTGTTTCAACTTTTGAGACTTGTTTTTCAATCTTAGATAAGTCTAATGCTAAGTGTTTAGCCCCTGTTGAAATCGCTTTAGTTCTCACATAGTAACATAAAGTCTTTAATCCTTTTTCCCACGAGTGGAAATGTGAAGATGTTATCTTTGACAATGTTGGATTTGACATATATATATTCATAGATTGTGATTGGTCAATAAATGGTGCTCTATCCGCCGCCATATTAATAAGTTCTCTTTGAGAAATCTCCCAAATTGTTTTGTACTTATTAATCAAATGTTCAATTCTTTTAACCTTCTTATCATAGTGTTTATCTTCAGTGTCAAGATAATTGTTAAAGTTAACATTTTGAATTGACCCTTCATTTAAAATAATTTCATTCTTTAATTCTTCACTCCAAATACCAAGTTTTTCAAAATCATTAATCAAATATTTGTTAACAATTAAGATTTCACCGCCAACAACACGTCTATTAAATAATGCCGAGTGAGCTGGTTCAGTCATTTCAAATGAACCTGTAATCTTAGCAGAAGATGCAACTGGCATCTGAGCCGTGAATAAAGAGTTACAAACACCATGGTTAGAAACTTCTAATTTAAGATTATCCCAATCCCATAAACTACCTAATTCTTCACAATTTAATCCCCACATATCAAATTGAAATACTCCTTTTGACATTGGTGACCCCTCAAAGTGTACGTATGGTTTGTATTGACCTGTTTTACATAAAGTCATACTTTCAGTAATTGCTGCAAAATAGATAGTTTCAAAAATATTTTTATTTAATTTTTTTGCTTCTTCAGATGTAAAAACATAGTCCATCAAAAAGAATACGTCAGCAAGACCTTGAATACCAATAGCAATAGCTCTTTGTTCTAATCCTCCCTTTCTACCTTTTTCAGTTGAGTAACTGTTAATGTCAATAACTTTATTAAGAGCTCTAACAACCTTTCTTACTTCACTATAAAGTAGGTTAAAATTAAACTCACCTTTCTCAATAAAGTTTTTCAATACCATTGAAGATAATGTACAAATAGCCGTTGTTTCTTCATCAGTGAATTGAACAATCTCAATACATAAATTTGACTGTTTAATAACACCAATGTTTTGATGGTTAGTTTTTTTGTTAACACTATCCTTGGCACATAAATAAGGAACACCAGTTTCAACTTGAGATTCTATAACTTTTGTCCAAATCTCCTGAGCTTTAACTTTTTTACCAAGACCCATTTGTACCGCCTTATTGTAGTTTTCTTCGTATTCATCACCGTAACATTCTTGTAATGGTTTGATACCAGCTTTAAGAATATCATTTGGACAAAATAAATACCAATCAGTATTACCTTTAACCGCTCTCATGAAGTTATCAGGAATCCATAGTGCTGTGAATAAATCACGAGCTCTTAATTCATCTTTACCTGTATTCTTTTTGATGTCAAGTAAATCAAAAATATCTTTGTGCCATGGTTCAATATAGATAGCCGCACTACCAGGTCTTCTACCTTGTTGATTGAAGAATCTTAACGACTCATTAACAATCTTTAAGTATTTTAATAAACCTCCTGCAAATCCACCCGAACTATTAATTCTACTTTCCTTACTTCTGATGTTAGACATTGATAAACCGATACCTGCAGCGTCTGAAGAATATGTTGAAATATCACTCAAGGTTTTTAATAGTCCATCACGAGAATCTGAATTATTATAATGTAACACACAAGAAGCCAACTGAGGAACTTTAGTTCCCGAGTTAATCATAATTGGAGTCGCTTTAGATATTAGTTGGTCAGACAATGACTTGTAATACTCAATCGCCTCCTCAAATGTATTAGTTACCCATAGAGCAACTCTCATATACATATGTTGCGGTCTTTCAACAACTTTACCATTAGGTAACTTTAACAAGTACATTTCAGTTAATGAACGCCATGCAAAATAATCAAAATCATAATCATTCTCATGATTGATAACCGCATCTATGTTATCCGCACCATATCTTTCAATGGTTTCAATAAGTTTGTCATGAACAATACCGTCAACATGTAACATGCTCATTGTATTTGAAAAACTTGGGTCAGTTTCTTTATGGTACGAAGATATTGCAACTGAAGAAGATAATCTTGAGTAGTCGTAGTGACTACCTGTATATGATGCTGCAATCTCACATACTAACTTATCCAATTCTTTAGTAGTAATAAAACCTTCAGTAGGAATTGACGTAATTACTTTGATGAAAATCTCATCAGAGTTTACATTTAATCCTTTCGCAGCTTTTTTAATTCTGTTATAAATTTTCTGTGGATTAAACACAACGTCCTCTCCCCCTCTTTTTTTAATCTTTAATGACATCATAATTTTATAATATTAAAAATTGTCGACAAATGAAATTGCCTCGTTTAATTTAGCTTTTTGGTATTCTACAGTTCTTCCCTCAAAGAAGTTACCTTTTGTTTCAATTGCAATTTGTTCCATGAATTTGAATGGTTGCTCAACATTAAATTCTTTTTTACATCCAAATTTAAGTAAAAGACCATCAACAACAAACTCAAGATATTGTTTCATTAAGTTTGAATTCATACCAATAAGTGATACAGGCAATGATTCAGTAATAAATTCTTTTTCAATCTCAAGTGCAGATAATAAAATTTCTCTAATTCTTTTTTCAGTTGGTTTGTTTTCTAAGTGATTGTTTACCAAATGGATTGCAAAGTCACAGTGTAAGTTTTCATCTTTAAAAATTAAAGTATTTGCATTACATAACCCTTGCATAATTCCTCTTGATTTTAACCAAAAGATTGAACAAAACGACCCTGAAAAGAAAATACCTTCAACTGCCGCAAATGCAACTAATCTTTCTTGGAATGAAGCATTTTCAATCCAATCTAAAGCCCACTTGGCCTTCTTTTGTACTGCAGGTAAGTTATCTAAAGCAGTAAAACATTTATTCTTCTCATCTTCGTTTGAAATATATGTATCAATCAAAAGTGAGTACATTAAGCTATGAATATTTTCCATAGCTAATTGCATACCATAAAAGAATTTTGCTTCAGGATATTGAACCTCTCTATAAAAGTTCTCAGCCAAGTTTTCATTTACAATACCATCTGATGCCGCAAAGAACGATAAAATGTTCTTAATAAAGTATTGTTCATTTTCTGAGAGATTACTCCAATCTCTGATATCTTCTGTTAAATCTATTTCTTCAGCGGTCCAAAACGCCGCTTGGTGCATCTTATAAAACTCCCAAATGTCATCGTGTTTAATGGGGAATATTACAAAACGCTCAGGATTTGTTATTAAAATTTTTTCCATGTTTTTTTTGTTTTTTTTGTTATGATTTTTTTGATTCTCTTTCTTTTCTTTTTTCCAACAACTCCTTAACTCTATCTCTCTTTCTTTCCTCTTGATGTTCTTCAAAACCTAAGAATGTTACTGAACTCTCTGTGTCAATCTCCAAAAGTTCATTATTGAACTTACAGTTTTCAAACACAACACCATCTTTACCAATTCTTGACTTGGTGATTGCGATTGTCGCCAAGTTCATCTCCTTTTGTTGTAAAGTTTTTGCCACTGTTATGATTACGTGACCTACTTGAGCCTTCTTAATAGACCCGCCCATTTGGTCTGTAGTTACAACTTCTGATGAAATTGAAGACCTGTTACCTTGAGTTGCAGTCCAACCCACTAAAGACAATTCATGACACATTGCTTCAAACCCTCTCATTACTGAACCTTCAGCTTTCCACTCGTCCTTACTTGTACTTTCAGGTACCACACAATCAATATAGTCTAAAAGAACTAAATCAATCTTTTTACCATCGGCAATCATTTTTCTAATCTGATTCTTAATTTGAGACATAGACATTGAATCTGATGGTAATTTCTTTAGAATTAACTCATTCTTCATTGTGTTCTGAATTTCACCAAGCTTACTCATAACTTCTTCTTTGTGAAGAACCAAGTTATCAGGTTCAATCCCTGTCCAAAGGGTAAAATGTTTTCTTTGAACAATCTTTGGGTTATCCTC